GGTTCACCTGGAGTATAGAACTCGAGGATAAGCTGGTCCGGTGAAAGGTTGTTTTTAATCCAATCAAATAATTCAGCGTTGTCTGTGCCCATTACTTCGAAGTCGGCGGCTTCAGCCTTGGCGTGCTGTGAATTAGCAGAGCTGCCAATAGCCATACATAATTCTACGCTACGGAATCCGCTAGTCACTTTTACTCTGCCGAAGTGATCACGTACTGGCTGTAGGATGTTTTCGCATAATGCTTTTAATTTTTCTATTTGCTCTGCGTTAGGGTTGTTGTTGATGCCCTTACGTATAGCAGTGTCACTTTTGATAAGCTCTGAAAGGGTGAAGTTACGTGAAAGATTCATAATTATTTTACTTTTGAGTTAAATGAAATTGATATCCTTTTCTCTGTTTTATTCATACATGGACTTACACTATGTTTCATGTAAGACGGAAAAAATAATAACATATTTTCTTGTGGTTCAAAATAATAAATTGAACTATTTTTTGTGTCATAACCTGAGACATTACCATGATAAACAGCTTCTGTAAAATCTTCATATGGATTATGAAAGGTTAAATTACCTGAGTCTCTTGGCGTTTTAATATAATATACACCAGAAAAAACAGAGTTTGGATGAGAATGTACCATATTACTATCTTTGTATTCGTTAATGTTTATCCACAAATTATCTAATTTTAAACTTTTATTTATTTTATAATGTCTTGCAAAAATATTTAAGTGCTGTGTAATTATTTCTCTTAAATTTTTTATTATATCAAACTCGTCATATAAGTCATTAGATTGCCAACCACCTACATTACTTCTTTTTCTACCTTGGTTGTCATGTTGCAATTCAAAACAAAATTTTTGCAAACGATTTAAATCAAAATTTAATTTAACATGATAAAGATCATATCTAAAAATTTCAGCAATGTTGTCTTTCATTTATTCTAATATTAATGAAGTTATTTTTTTCTCTCCCATGTACACTTCTACGTTTGCCTTAGACTTTATGCATTTGTAAATTACTCTATCTTTGCTACTTTTGTCCTTCATAGCATAACGTTTTGCTTTTAAACAATTTTGTAAACTCTCGTGATAACGATGTTCTATAATTTTATGATCCTGTAGGAGTAAAAGTGCAAATACAATCTCAACCATTAGTGTGTTCCATTTCCATTTCTAATTAATTTTTCTACATCTTCTGTAAGTTTTTTTGTTCTATCTTTTAAAAATTCTATGTTAACTGCATTGTTTCTCATGCTTTTTACTTCCTTATCTACTTCTTCTAAAACCCCCGCTAAGTGTTCCACCAACATGAAGAGCTCCGCCTCTCCACTTGACTGACCAAGTTCTCCACGTGGATATTTAATTCTAAACTCTGAGTTTTGTTCTAAGTCCTTTGTCATCAACTCTATCTTTGTGCTGTGTTGATTTAGTTTTTCGTGAATACCAAAATAAGCCCAGGTGCCGACCGCGATCATCGCGATCAAACTGGCAACCGTCTTCATTGGCATCTGCACGGCGGCGGATTCAGATATTGTTAAAGGTTTTTTATTGGACATGTGGACCTCCGCAGAAAGCCAGGATAGCTAACATTACAATCAGTAAACTTGTAAAGTAATAATTCATCCTGGCTATCTCCATAACTTACTTCCAAAACCAACTTTTGATTTTTTTCCAAATTCTTTTTAACATTGTTTCCTCCATTTGTTTTTCTACATTACATGTAGGACATGGTAATCCTCTTGTTCGAATACCACAGATTATGCAAACATTAGTTGGTTGTGCATATCTTATACTCATATTTTTTTCTCCTCAATTTCGTAGAAGAAGTTATCAGTGTCTTCTGTTCTCCATTGACGAGTGTCTTCTACGTTCCACTCACTCGTTTGGACTTTCCAGTCAGGTATATTATCTTTGACTGTAAAAGATGGTATGTCCCATATAATTCTGTTGTTAGGTTGAGCGGCATAGTTACCATCGTCCAATGCCATTATGTGTGCGCATTTATGTTCGTGCGGTATTTCCGAATGATCGGTGTCGACTATATTACTCTCTGGATGCGCAAAATCAACAGTAAATAAATATTTACCTGGGTGCCATTTTTTATCTTTTCCTATGTATTTGCCAGCTTGTCCGTCTAGGATATCCCAAGAAGTAACAGCAGGATAATAACTAAAACAATTCCAGAGCTGAAGCTCATCAAGTCTACGTTTAGGAACTTCTTCCGGCTTAAAACCTCTTTGGATGAAGGCACTAATCGGTAAACGATAAAAGACAGCCCCATTTTCCATAATCGCATGAAATAAGATAGACTTTCCCGTGATACTCGATAGACCAAAAATAACGCAGTCTTCAACTTCTCCATGATGTCTGGTAAGGTCATACAAATACTCCCTTCTAATTTGTGCGTAAGTTACTGGTATGTTTGCATTTAAGTAAGCCATAGTCAATCATTTTATTGAGCCCCAATTAGGGCCAGATTCGTAATCTACCTTATTAGGTATCTTTAAGTCAACCGCATTTTCCATTATCTCTTTTATTCTTTGTGCGTGTAACTCATCTTGAACAGATATATCAAGTTCATCGTGCACTTGTATATGTGGTGTGATGCCCTCTTTGTATAAGTCTAACATAGCTTTTTTTGTCATGTCTGCAGCACTACCTTGAATTAATTTATTTAAAGCTTTGTAAGTAAAAGCTCTACGTGAAGCATTATTATGCCAATAGTTTTTCTTACCTGTATCATTACCATTTTCGTCTAGGAGTGTTGGTCCCATTTGTTGTAACTCTAACATCCGTTCATGATCTTCTGGTGGCACATATTTACCCCAGTCATCACCACGTAAGACTGGTTCGTATTTTGGAAACCTACACCTTCTGCCAAGTAAAGTTTTTATTTTACCTTTGTTAGATGCAGCGTTCATTAATTTATTCATCAACTGTTTTACAAATGGCACACGTGTGTGATATCTTTCTGATAACGCAGACGCTTTATCTTTTGATACGCCTAACTCTGCCTGTAGTTTTGCTTTACCCATTCCATAAAACAATCCTAGATTAATTACTTTAGCTTGACTTCTTGGTATCTCTGCCATTTCGGCAACGATCTGGTGAAAGTCTGTCTTTGGATTTGAGTCGTATGAATCTGCAATTTGATTTACAGAAGATAAACCAAAACGTAATGCGTAATGTGCAACAAGTCTTGGTTCCTGTTGCGAGTAATCAAAACAACCCCACTTCATTCCTTCTTCAGGTATAAACAAACTTCTAATTAGTGGACCTGTATCTGGATCACGTGCAGGTATTTGTTGTAGGTTTGGGTTTTGATATGAAAATCTTCCAGTAATAGTACCACCGTCATCAGATCTAATTTGATTTATTTCTGCGTGTATTCTACCACAATGTTCATGTTTTAATATTGTATCTATAAATGTTGTATTAACCTTGTTTATTTTTCTAGCTTGTGCTATCATCTTAACTACAGGATGAGGATGATTAGAAAGGAAATTTTTTGTAAATGAAGGTGACTGTGTTTTCTCGGTTTTATCGTAAGGTAATTTTAATTTATCAAAAACATTTGCAATCGATCTGGCAGCCCATATCTGAGTGTCTACTCCTGTTTCTTTTTTCACTTGGTGTAATAGTAATTCTTCTCTGGTGGTCAATTCTTTTTTTAATTGATTCGCTGCTTCAACGTCTACCCGCACCCCTAGGAAACGCATATCGACCAAACAAGGAAACAGATCTGTCTCAAGATTAAATATGTCTTGAAGATCTTCTTCAATTATTTTTGTTTTAACAGATTGCCAAAGTTCAAAAGTTAACTCTGCATCTTTTTCTGCATACGCTCCAACTTCACTTGCAGGTAGTCTCCACATGTCTGCTTTTGCATCTAGTCCTCTTGACTTGGCTGCTTCGTTAAGTGCTCTTTCATTTTTACCTTTATTTAAAAAATGCCAAGACAAAGTATTGAGTGTGTATGAAAATCTATTTTCGTCTAGGAGTGAACAGGCAATCATTGTGTCCACCACTAAACCATTGATTTTTAAGCCTAATTTGCGTATCCAACATACGTCGTACATAGCGTTATGAAATATTTTTGTGGCTGAACAATTTAAAATATCTTTAAACCATTCTAATGTTTTATCTCGATCAGAATTAGGTCCAGTGTCATGAGCAATAGGAAAATACCATGATCCGTTTTCAACGGCCACAGCAATTCCAACAACTTCTCCACGCCCTACAACTGCACCTGATCCTAATGATTTTAAATCTGTATCTCTTGTTTCAAGGTCAATTGCTATTTCATCATGATCTCTTAAGTCCGGGTACTCGGTGTGCATTACCCATTCCGTTTGAGCTTGCATGTAACTTGGTAGCTTCATATTTTTTCCTTCCGTTTACTTGTCGCTCATCAGTATATTGTTTTGCTTGTTTTAAACACTCATCAGCTTGTTTTATAAACCCATTGTTTTTTAACCATTCAGCATGAATAGTTAATATATTATTTCCGTTCTCCATAATCTCTTTCAATAATCATTTCTATAAAATGTATTGCTTTTAATAAATCTTGTTTCTTACCTTTGTCTCTATGTCTTATAATATATTTTATTGCGCAGCCCTCCGGATATAATAATTCATTTTCTACTACAAACTTACTGGGTTGAATTTTATATTTTTGATAATGTGATCCTCCGTGTTGTTTATCCCACACATCACTCATAGTTTATACTCCTTTATAACTTTTTTAGCTTTTAACTTGTATAGATTATTTCTCGCTCTAGAAATGCCCACATACCACACTCTATGCTCCTCATCCTGTTTGTCAATACTTTGTTTGATTCCTTTTTGAACTTTACTGCTTTGATGTAAAGATAGAATTACGTTATCTTCTTCACCACCTTTTGCTGCATGAATTGTTGAAACAAATATTCGTGCTTTACCACTTAATTTTTCCCCTGCTGCTAACATGTTTCTAATGTATAAAACTTCTTTGTGCGGAGCTGCAGTGAATACGTCATACCATTCTTTATCTTTATCCCAAAATTTAGAATCAGGTATGTAATCTCTTATATCATTTATCTCTGCAGGTTCTAACGCTTCTTCTGTTTTCCATTTTGTATACGCAACAGCAGCATTATAAATTCCAACTATAAAACTTTTACCTTTGTTACTTTGATAATATAAATTTTTACGTCTGAGCTCATCCATAATAGTAAGTAAATTACTTTTAGTCCTAGACAAAATTAACCAGTTACCTTCTTTTAAATTAACTTGACCTAAATTATTTATGTGTTGAGCCGATCCCTCTACTGGTCTTGGTAAATATTTCTTATGTTTCCTGATGCCTGCTATACGGCTAATAGGTATTTCTGATTGTTGCTGCACAGCTTTTGATATACGTCTTGAATGTTTTAATACTATCTCTCTTGCAGGTTCAGTTATAAATCTATCTACATCCGCTCCTGCCCATGCATAAATAGCTTGGTCATCATCACCAGCTAAATATAAATGTTCAGTTTTAGTTTTTAATATATCCACCAGTTTCCATTGTAGTGGAGACAGATCCTGTGCTTCATCTATAAAGATAGCTTTTAATTTTGGTATCTTGTTTTGTTTTTCTATTAACGTTTTAATTAAATCGTTAAAGTCCATAAGTTCATTTATCTTTTTATAATCTTTTAAATATCTAGAAATATTTTTTAACGGACCCCACGTAATAACTTTTCTGTCATGTTCGTTTTTGTTAAATAATTCTTTTATGTCTATATCTAAGTTTATAGCTTTACCTATCATTTGAAAGTATGGATTGTTGCAAGTAAGATAGTGTGTTTGTTCTTCGTTGTATTTATCAGAGAAGTTTACACGTATACCTAATTTTTTTCCTATCTCTTCATAATTATATGGTTGCATAATTTGCTCTTCATTCATGCCTAAAAGATGAAAACAAAACGCGTGGATAGTTTGAAAGTACGGAACTTGTTTTTCCGAAACTCCCACCCTATCACGCGCTACCCCAGAGGCTTTTTTAGTAAAAGCAAAATATCCAATCTGGTGATATGGAGTACCAGTTCGAACATATGCTTTTACCCTTTGAAGTAATCTGTAAGTCTTACCTGTGCCAGGTGGACCAAATATTTTAGTCAGCTTTACCATTTGA